CAGAAAATCCGTGATCTGGCTTTGGAAAACGGCGCTTACTCTGCCGCTGTTCAAGCCGAGTATCGAAGGGGTCAAGCCCAAGGCGACATCTATGTGAGCAAGTCAGAGATACGCCACGGCAGTATCGACAGCATGAGCAAAGAGGAAGTTTTGAAAGCGTTAAACGAATTGAAGGGCGGATATGACGAAGACGTTATCGATATTACCCCAACAGAAGATGACCAACGAAGCGGGTCTGTATAGGCAATTCAAGACCGCTAACAAGTCGCGCCGTAATTGGACCTTGACCCGGATAGAAAACTGGGTCGGCCAAGGAATTCCTGATCTTCTGGCCTGTGATGAGAACGGCGGCTTGCATTTTGTAGAGTTAAAGTTTTGTAAGGCTAATGCGGTAAATCTAAGCCCGCATCAAGTTGCGTGGCTCACAAGGCATCAAAAGAGCAGCAGTTGGGTTTTGGTTAAGCAACAGGCCCGGGCGGACGTTAAGGCCACCCTGTACCTTTACAGAGCGTCTCAGGCTATATCCCTCGCAGAGGATGGCTTGAAAACTTCCGCAGCTGGTACGTTCGAACACCCTTTTGATTGGAACGCTGTTTTTCAGTTGATCTCTCCCATATAATCCCATATGCTTATATGACGTAAACTAATTGGAGAAGGTTATGACCGATAAGAAAGAACAAACCCCTGCCCAAAAAATCCGCCACCAGTTGAGCGTGTTTCAAATGATGATGTTGGCTGGCCGTGATGAGGCGGCGATAAAATGTTTAAAGAACCTGTATCAGATAGCCGATGATTTGGAGGCCGCGTGATGAACATAACTTGCAGCAGAAAACTAAGCTTGGATGAAATAGAAGAACTGGCGGGCATTGCAAAATTAATGGATCGGCAAAATTTAATAAAAGATTGGACCGGGGATGGTATGCTGTACAAAACCACTGGCGGTAACTTTCATTTTATAGATCAGGATAAATTGCACGTTAACGGGAAAGGGGGACGCAAAAATGTTTCTGTTTAGTTTTTTAGGGCGATTAATCTATGGCAAAGATTATGACCAGCTAAGTCGCAGGGCCAGCAAACCCCGGCGCAAAAGGCGGCGATAAACTTTCTAAAGTTTTTACTTGCAGTCTATGCGACAATATGCGAGAAAGAGGGCGGGGCTATCCTGCCCTTTTACTTTTTGGAGAATGTAAAACATGACACATAATATTGAAAACAGCAAAAACACCCTTACTGCACTGATGATGAAAGTGCAGGACCAAGCCGCAAGATCGGCCGATTATCTGGCCCCAACAAACGATTTGCAAAAAACCACCACTTTGGATGGCAAACCCCAGATTGTTATTGAGGCCAACCGGGGTGTGCCGACAAAACGTTTTGACATAAACGATACAGCCTTTGGTCAAATCGCTACACATGCCGGGATCGACACCCGTACAGCCCGCCGTTTGCAGTCTAATTATCCCCGGGAATTCGACAATCTGACCAATGCTATCTGGCAAAAAGAACCGACCCGCCGCATGATCCGCACCCATGCCGATGATCGTTTAGATACTGATGGCACTGCGCGGGCTTTTGTTTCTGACAAATTCAAAACTTTTGATAACGTCAATTTGCTTGAAGCCTGCCTTCCCCAGCTGATCGATAACCCGGCACAGTTTCAAGTTGTGTCCGCCGATGTTTCAGAAAAGCGGATGTACCTACGTTTAAAATCTTTGGAGCAATTGGGCACTGGTGCCAATGTTGGAGACCACATGGCAAACGGGATTGGTTTTGGCAATTCAGAAGTCGGTGCGGGATCGGTTACTGTTTATCAAATCGCTTGGACGCTGGCTTGCCTGAACGGGATGCAAACCCAAAACAAAACCCGGTCAAGCCACATCACATCCGCCCGCGATGGCGACGATTGGGGCCTTCTATCTGATGATGCAAAAAATGCGGATAATCGGGCTTTGGAATTGAAGCTGCGCGATTTGGTTGGGCACTATTCAAGCCGCGAAACTTTTGACGATATATGCCAGCAAATGCGCGCCGCAGCGGCTGATGTGATCGAAGGCGAGGCCACCGATGTGACCGATGTTGTCAACAATCTGGGCCGCGTCATGCAGCTGACCAAAAAAGAAAACAGCGACGTTTTAAATGGCCTCATGGCGACCATCGGCCAAGCTGGTTATGAAAACAGCCGCCCGCTATCCCGTGCCACACTTGTGAACGCTGTGACCGCCGTGTCACACCGGGCCGATATTGATGATGTTGACACATGGCAGCAACGCGGCGGGCAGCTGCTCAATATGTCCGCCCGCGATTGGCAGCGCGTAGCCGCCTAATCCCTGCAATATATACCGCCCAACTGGCCCGCCTTAGCGCGGGTCTTTTTTTGTTTGATCTTTAGAAATTTATATGCGAGAAATCTTATATCGGGCGGCTCCCGTCCGACAACTTTACATTTTGGAGAATGTACCATGACACACCCAATTGAAAATATGCCGATCACACGCGGGAACTTTGTTGATGCTTTGGTTGTCGATAAAGACCCAGCGAAGTCGGATTTGGCCGCTGCTCAAAAGGCGGCGTCCGATCTTATCGCAGAACGTGATCGGTTGCAGGCTGAACTGGCCGACGCTAATCGCTTTAAACAGGGCTTTGCTGATCTGTTTTCCGATCAAATCGACGCTGCGGTCAAATCCGCCATGGTCGATTATGAAAGCGATTTTGATATCAGTCGTTATGAGGATGAAATTAAAGACATGGCCCGCGATGGTTTTGATGCCAGCGATCACAGCGACGATATAGCCGACGCGGTTGGTTTTGATATGTATGACCACAAGTCGGACATAGCCGACATTGTCCGCGATATTGTCCGCGATGCTACGGTTAAATTGGAGGTTTAAAGATGCGGCTTACTAAACCACAGGCCCAAACCTTGCACCGCAAGTGGATCGACGGCCAGCACGAGCACGGTAGCACCCGCGACATTTCTTATCTGACCTTTCGGCGGACTGTCGAGCCGACATACGATGACAGCGTCATGGTCAAATGGTGCGGAATGTATATTGGCATTGAGGCGGACGGCTACCCTCACAGCTAAAAACTTCTAAAAATTAAGATTGGCCCGCCCTATTGATTGGCGGGCCTTTTTCGTTTTATAATATGGGATAAACCGCATATATTGGAGATTGTGCAAATGTTAAAAACTGTAGAAACAAGCCGCGCCCAAAAAACTAAAGGTCTGGCCGTAACATATCGCGCCGGGTCGCAAGAGAAATTCGGCACTTGCCCGGCCAGCTGTGAACTAAACCCGTCTGGCTGTGGCGCGTCAAAGGTCGATCTTGAATATTTAAACGCGCTTTCGGATGCCGTCCCAACTAAGGGGATCGCCTTTACCTATTCCCACTTTGCGCCGATCCATTGGTTTAAGAAAAACGGCCCGGGAAAAACTGTCATAAATTACTCTTGCAAAACTATTGCCCAAGCCGCGCTTTATGTCAGCCGCAAAAGCCGCGCCCTAAACGTTCCCGTTGTGGTTACTGTCGCGCTTGATTTTTGGAACGGCCGCAAAACTGTTGATAGTGACGGCGCGCGGTTTGTCCGATGCCCTGCCGAATATCTGCCCCAGTTTGGCTGTGCTCAATGCGGCAATGGGGATCCACTTTGCGCCCGTTTAGAGCGCGATTTTGTAATTGGATTTACCGCGCACGGGGTCCACAAAAAGAAGGCGGCCAACCCCGACGACCCCGGCGGATGCTATGCCAGCGGCGGCAACGTTCTTTTGCATTGGGAAGCAACGGCCGATCAAGCGCAAGATGAAAGCGACGCGGACAAGGTCACCCGGTTTGCTAAAAGCTTGGCCCCGCGCACGATATTGCGCCACCATATCGCCGGAGATATTGGCGACGATTAAAGCCGCGACCCCATCAATTGACGATCTGGCCCGCCATTGAGCGGGCTTTTTCGTGCCCTCTGGCCGACCTTATCGCCCGGTTAACCGATCCAATCTAATGAGATCGACCACAGCGCCGGGGATTATCTAAAATAGTTAAACAAGGCGGGCCTCGCCCCTTGCACCCCGGCCAAACGTACCGGGCGCGAGATCCGCGGGCGGACATCGAGCGCCGTTTTTATCGATCCGCTGGCCGCTCGATGTCACCGGCGCGCAGAAAATTCGTGCAGCAGCGGCTCAATTTTGCCCGCAATTTCCCACCAGCTGGCCGCAATTCGTGCCCGCTGCTGGCAGAAATTCGTGCGAGATAAATAGTTATTGGTCCGCGGTCCGCGGTCGATCGGCCGGGGAAAATCGCCCGGGTCCCCCGGATATCGGGTCAGAAAACCATGATTTTAAACGATAAAACGCGATCCGCGCGACGCGGCCCCACGGTCGCCGGGTCGGGGGCTAGGGCCATGTTTCTCTCAAATATTTACATAAAATTTCGTTTGGCCTATAACTATCCTATAAAGCAGTATATTATCCCATAAATAGCTAGGGTCCCCCGATGAATGTTAACCTAAATCCGATCCAACAAGAGAAGGCCCTGAAGCTTCAATTGAGGCTCGCCCAAATCGCCAAGAACGAGGGTTGTCAGGAAAACTTTTTGGACTTTGTTAGGTCCCAGTGGCCGGAGTTTATTGCTGGTAGGCATCATAAAATAATTGCGGACAAGCTTGAGCGGGTCGCGAGCGGCGAACTAAAGCGTTTGATTATCAACATGGCTCCGCGGCACACGAAGAGTGAGTTTGCTTCGTTTTTGTTTCCTGCTTGGATGATGGGTAAGAACCCGAGTATGAAGATAATTCAGGCGACTCACACGACGGAGTTGGCTGTTAACTTTGGTCGGAAGACTAAGAACCTTTTGGACATGGACAGTTACAAGGAGGTTTTCCCTGACGTTAAGTTGGCTGCGGACAGTAAGGCGAGTGGTCGTTGGGACACGAGTGCTGGTGGTATGTATTATGCTGTTGGTGTTGGTTCGAATTTGGCTGGTCGTGGTGGTGATTTAATTATCATTGACGACCCTCATTCTGAGCAGACGGCGATGAGTGCTCATGGTTTTGAGGATGCTTGGGATTGGTATACTGGTGGTCCTCGGCAGCGTTTACAGCCGGGTGGTTCTATAGTTTTGGTACAGACTCGTTGGTCAGAGAAGGACATGACGGGTCAGTTATTGCGAGCGATGGCGAAGGACCCTTTATCGGATCAGTGGGAGGTTGTTGAGTTACCTGCTATTTTTGAGGATGAGACTCCTTGTTGGCCTGAGTACTGGAGTTTAGAGGATTTAACCGCGGTCCGCGCATCTATACCTCCGAGCAAGTGGAATGCTCAGTATCAGCAGAATCCCACGGGTGAGG